GCATCTGAACGGCATCGCTTCGTGCCGCGAAGGCCACGTGATCGTGACCCGCGTCCCGGCTGCCCCGACCACCGGCGGCGGCGAACAGATCACCGTCCAGGACCAGGACAGCGGTTTCGCCTTCGCGCTCCGCAGCTGGTATGATTGGTCCAAGGGGACGAGCAACATCTCGGCTTCCTGGATCACCGGCTCGTCCGTGGGCAACCCGGACGCCGCCCTCCGCGTCGTTATCTCCGACCTCTAATCCCTACCCGCCTAGCGCGGGAAGGTTAAGCCCACCTTTCGGGGTGGGCTTTTTTGTGCCTTTAAACCCCTCTGGCTTGCCCTAGGAGGCGTTTTGACTGCCGCCTAGTCTTATGGGTGCTATCCAAGACGAATGGGCCGCAGACGCGTCCGAAATCCTTAACGAAATCCCCAAGTCCGTAACGGTCCGCCGTGGCTCTGGCACTTCCACGTCTTTTAATGTCCTTATGTCGGCCCCGATGGTCCAGCAGGACCTCGAAACCGGCGGCTTCCTGAATTCGACGAGCTACGACGTTAAATTTCTGAAATCCGACTGCAACGCCCACCCTGGAGTCGTGATCTACGGGAACCTGGTCAACTACGCCGGCGGGGATTATCGAATCGTCGCGATTAACGACCGTCCCCCGTCCGCCTGGGTAATCGTCCGCGTCCAAGGCAAGGCCGGCCCCGCCTAATGCCTATCAGCGTCACCAAGGACGTCGAAGTCGACAACGCCGGCTTTCTGGCGCACCTCCACGACTTCGCCAAAGTTATGGGCAAGTCTATGGGCGAAGTTATCAAGCATCAGGCCGCGCTCTTTTGCCGCGATATGGTCGACTATACCCCACCCTTTGAAGGCGCTAGGAAAGGGAAGCCCGGAAGCGGCGGTTCTGGACAAGCGAAGAAACAAGGCCAGATGAACGTAGAAAATCAGATCAGGACGATTTTCCGACCTCTGTCCGCAGCTAGCCCTTCCACTATTGCCGGACTAGGCCGCGAAGACGTCTTTAAAAAATGGCGCAAGGCCAGCGCCGAAGACAACAGATACGCGACGACCGCCGGAAAGAAGTTTATCCCCTGGAAGACGTTCCAAGCCCGCTTTGGCGGGAATGCCTACGGATCGTCTAACTTCATCCCCGCCGGCGGGACGGCCGCGATGAAGTCTTTCCACAACGCCAACCGCGTAGACGGTGGCAAGGGGTGGCTTACGAACAAGGCCAAGAAAGGGGACGTCGTCGCCTTCGTCGAAAAGGAATCCGATATCAAGGCCTACGTCCGCCAGAAGCAAAAGTCGGTCGCCAAGCTGAAAGCGCCCTATATGTCCGCCGGCCAGAAGGCCGCCACGTCCGTCCGCTTCCCTGGCTGGGTCAATCATCCCGAAATGGCCGGCGAAGCGATTAACGAAGACGCCACCGGCGTCCCGATGCAACCCAGCTACACGATTGGGAACAAAATTGGCAACAAGGTCGACAGCGCCCGATTCCTTGCCCTGGTCCGAAATAAACGCGCCTTCGCTATGCGGTCCGTAATGGCCGCCAAGATGAACAAGGAAAAACAAACCCTTTGGGAAGCGACGGCCGCCGGCTCGATTGGCGGAACCCGCGGCGGCTTCCAATAACCCCTTTCCCTTATGCCCGCCCCCTATGCTATCCGCACAATCGCGGAACAATCCCTTAAGGCCTGGTTCACGACGAACGCGGCCGCGCTCCCCGGCGTCACGGTCAACGTCGGCCAGACGGACGAAATCCGCAGCGTCCCGATTGTCATTCTTTACTGCGAATCCGCCCGCGGCGCTACGGACCTAGGCGCAAAGCCCCTTGGAAACTTTGAACTTTCAATTAAGGTTTACGTCTATTCCAGCGCCGACGATTCGACGCTAGAGCAACACCGGCAGCGCGTCGAAGCCGTCCAAGGGATTATGCAAGATATCCCCGGCCTTCAAGCGGCCTGGACCGAAGGCCAACTTTATGCCGGATGGATCACGTCCGACGACGAAGGGGTGGCCGACCGGCGCTACGGGAACGTCCTCCAATATACCCTTTTCGCGGTCTACCCTCCCGCTTGACTGCCGCCTAGTCTTAACAACTTCCTCCAATGGCTGACGCTAAAACTTACGGGACTTCCCACGTCTTTGGACTCCTGGACACTACCCAGGCTTTCATCACAATCCAGAGCGACGGCATCGACGACAGCTGCGGCGTCGACGTCAAGGTTTTGGACTCCACCGGCCGCGTCTGCACCGTCCGCAAGGACGACGTGCATAACGCCCTGACCTTTATGGGCATCCTCAAGCCCGAGGAAGACATTCCCGAAGCCGGCGGCGTCGTTCAGTTTGACGCGGAATATTACATCATCGACACCGTCAGCAACGCCGGCGAAAACACCGGCTTCCGCAAGGTCACGGTTAAGGCGACGAAGTATCAGGAAGTCGACGCCACCCCGACCCCCGGCTAAAGCCCGAAAGGGTCTTTTCCCAACGTGGAAAACCGTTGGATAAAGGTAGCGACGATGCTCCCGCCGACTATTGAGGTCTGCGGGACTCGTCTTTTTCCTTTCTGCCTACGTCACCGCGTCGCCCTGACGGCTATTGGTTCGCCGGCGCTGTCCCGTGATCGCGAAATGACCGGCGCGGACCTGATGGCCGCCGTCCGCATCCTTTCGTCCAAGACGATTGAGGAAGTCCGCCGGCCGTCGACCTGGAAGGAAGCCTGGTGGGCCGCCAAGCTGCGCCGCGACCAGAAAGCCCTGATTGCGGAGGCCGCCAAGCTGATGCTTTATTTCGAGGCGCAAAGCCTATGGCCCCGCTTCTGGGAAAAGCCGGCAAAGCCGTCGCAAGCAAACGGGACGCCCTGGGAGCTAGTCGTCGTCGCGTCCCTTATTCGGAACGGCTGCACGACCGAAGAAGCCTGGACTATGCCTGAAGCCGAAGCGATTTGGTTGCATATCGCCCACGTCCAAGCCGAAGGGGCGGACGTCAAGGTCGTTTCGGATCAGGAATGGGAAGCGATGCAAAACTACCTTGCGGAAAAGCGGTTTAAGGAAGCGGTTGCCGCGGCCGCCGCCAAGGCCGCCGCCGAAGACCAAACCAACCCCCGCGCTAACTAATTTATGGCCGACGACGTAAAAGTTAAATTTGGCGGCGACTTCACCAACCTTTCAAAAGGAGCCGAAGACGCGGCCAAGAAGGCCGGGACGGCTATGCAAGGATGGGTTTCCGACTTCCGTAAATCCCTGGCGTCCTCCCTAGCCAACGCCTTTTCCCTCCAGAATATCGCCGGAACTCTCTACTCCAAAGGCCGCGAACAGCTGCGGGAAATGGCGGAGCTGGACGTCCTTTCCAAGTCGCTTGGCATTTCGTCGACCGACCTCCAGCAATTCGCGGAAATGGGAAAACTTGCCGGCTTGTCGCAGGAGCAAATGGGCAAAGCCGTCCAAAACGCCAACCGCCTGATTGCCCAAGCCGCGGTCGGAAACAAAGGTTCGCAGGAAGTCCTTAAACAAATGGGGTTCACCCAAAAGGAAGTCACGTCCGGCCAGATCAAGGCGCTGGATATCGTCTACAAGCTAGGCGAGGCCTTTAAGAAGAACGGAAACGAGACGGTTGCCGCGGCTAGGGCAACGGCCGCCTTCGGCGAAGCCGGTTCTAGTATGGTCGACATTCTACGCCAGGGTAACGACGCGATTAAGGAGCGAATCAAGCTGATGGCGATCTACTCCGAGGAAGCCGTCCGGGCCGGCCGACGAGCCAACGACACCATTGAACGGGGCGAAAAAATCTTCTACCGCGAAACCGTCGGCGCTTCCTTCGCTACGATTGGCGGGGTTGCTCAAACGCAACAAATGCGAAACCTACTTTCGTCCACCAAGGAACAACTTGGAATCGGAACCGGCGGCTCCGAAGTCCAGAACGTTAACCCTTTTTCGTCGGAACTTAAGGATTTGAGCCATAAACAAATGCAGGAGTTTATGACCGCCCTTCTGAAGAATGCCGCCAAGGAAGGAATTACGGCCGAAGACGTCGCCGACTTCTGGAAACGGAAATCCGTTCAACAGCTTGGAGAAGGTTCCCGAATGCTTTCCGGCCGAATTGCCTCTTACGCCGGCCTTGCGGCTACCGAGGAAGAAAACCTAAAGAAGAAACAGCTCGGCGAATCCCGCTACCTTTCCGGCGCTACGCCGGTCCTGGCCGCGTCTTCCCTCCAACAGATCGGCGGCGGCGACGTCTCGTCTGTTACGACCGGCCTTCTGGGAAATAGCATTGAAGACAACACCCGCCGGACGGCCGACGCTACGGAGAAGATCGCAAACCGCGACGCCCTGTCTACCCCGTCCCGCGCTTCGCTTATCAACAAAGCAA